AAAAACTTCTGATTTGCTTGTCAAAGTTCCATATCAATAATGCCTTGACATCATCACGTTTATGTTGTGATAGAAGGTCTGCCTTTCCCTTCTTATCTTTCTTACCGTGAACCGCTTTGAAGAGTTCAGATACTAAAGGATTGTCAGGTAGTTTTGCCATAATTAATCTTCGAGTTCAGTTGATTCGTCCCCATCGATTCGGAATGAAATGATTTCGTCAGGGACTAATTGACCATTCGCATCAAACATCTCTGGATGATATGTGTATGCTTGGCGATTGTTGTCTTGTATATAGGTGCGTAGAATATACCCTAATATTACTCCTACAGAAAGAGTGAGAATGCCTGTGAATACACCGATAGTAATGAGTGCTGCTTCCATTTGTTTTCTCCTAGTAAGGTTTTCTATTGGAGGATATTTAGTTCTCCTCCGCATTAAGAGTTCTACTCCCTTATTTATTTCTCCTAGATCATTTTCTTCTCTTGGAGATATTTCAATGTTTCTTTGCATCCACCTATATGTTTGTTGTCAAGTTGAACTTGTGGAAAGGTAGCACCCTCCTCAAATTCTTCGTAAAACTGGGCACGAGTGAAGTGTCTATCCAGTTTGTATTCTAAGTAATCTATTTCAGTGGCAGCAAAGAGTTCTTTCACTCTATCACACCACTGACAATTGTCTCTCGACCAAAGAACTGCTTTCATTTGATTCTAGTTACGTTTCCTGCTACAACTATTCTTTCTTCCTGAGATTTGACAGGATCGATACCATGCCATATCCAAGGAATAAAAAATATAATTTTACCTGATCGTTGAGGTTGAGGGTAAACTTTTTTACCATCCTTGAACTCCCAATAAAGACAATCTTCATTAGGAACATCAACAAAGTGAATCCATGAGAATAGATTCGATTGATCTGGATAGTGATGATGAGCATCAATACCTTTGCCCAGACTCCTTGTATATATCTGTGCCCAGATATGTTGATATGAATAGATCGCTGATTGATCTGCTTCAAACAACCGTTGTTCTTCTAGTTCTCTCTTTATTATTGGACTGTAAATTTGTAACAGTCTTGTATCTAAGAACTTTTCGATAGGTTTGCCAGTTCTATTTTGAGAGGTAGGTGCATGATGATAACTTGTATAATACAAGGGTTCTTCTTTCAGATTTTTTCTAGCGAATCTATCTGTGAGGTAAGTCTCCCGTATATATTTTTTATCATCGTAACATAATTCAAAGTCAATTGAATGAAAGATCATATGCCTTGGTCCTTGTACCTTTCAAAGAACTCTTTCATATTGGACTGATTCTGACCTTCATTTGATTTAGGATCGAGTTTGTCGTATCCCTTCATCTTCTTCCAATCAGAATACATTGCTCCTAATAACCATGACTGAGAAAGACTGTTAGGTCCGTCTTCTAATAGTTTGAGTTTGAATTTGTCACTTACGTAACCTTTATACTCTTGTCTCCAATTGGAGTCATCGTAGGGTTTTTCTGTCATGATTTTAGTAACATGTATATGAGACCGGGGATTATTATAAAAAATTGTGGAAGGAAGTTCAATACAATTGCTCTTTCTCTCCACTTGATACCTACATATGTCCAACCGGTGGCTCCTAATAATTGTAGCATACTATTCCACGGTGTCAATCCTAGGACATGAAAGACCATAGCAGTTAGTATCACCATAGCACTAAACCACTTGACTGTTCTAACGCTCATCATATCCAATTATCTTTTACAAATGTAGCATTATCATGATGTTCTATGAAATTGCTAGGTCCAGAAAAATGAACTAACTTAATTTTTTCATTTATTTTACCATCAAGATCAACCATTCTACTTTGACTATCAACATTTTGTTTCCAAAGCATCTCTAATAAATTATATCCTTCAGCACCAGTTCTACCTTTACAATTTCCATATCTTGCCAACCATTCTTTTGGTAAAAAAGTGACGTCCTGTTGTAAATGTTCTTCTATAAACAATTGTTCTCCATGTAGATAAGGAGATCTTCCTGTCTCATAATAATAAGATTGCCAATGTGTTGGATTCTTTAAGAATTCATCTCTTAGATATTTTGTTTCTCCCTGATAGAACATTTGGAATCCACCATTAAACTTATTGTTCCCCCACCATTTGTCACATGCTCCAAAATTTCCCTTCGGTAGATCAAAGTTTATTAAATCATCTACATTACTAGTTACAACAACATCAATATCCATGATGAAACATTTTTCTCCCATCAAAAATGACATGTCATGGAAGTCAAATTTATACCAATGCTGTTTTATTTCCTCTCTCTTTATCAATTCGATTACACTAATATTCTCATCCAATCCATCAGAATTTTCTGTATAACAATAAAAATCAAAAGAAACAGATGAGTTTCTCTTGAGTCCTTTATAAAGTCTGTTTACATAGTCGGGAGAATATTTGTCTCCAACCTTGAGTGTTAGAATGTTCATATTATATTGTAAACTTTCATATAAAAAGAGTGATCCATATATCTAGCATAAAATTTTGAGTGTAATCCAGTGACAGAAGAAAGTTCACTCAAAAATTTATCTTGACGAAGGTATTGTTTCTTATCTCCATGTTGAGGATGTTTTCCTTTTCTCCCAATTTTATTAATATATCCTAACTCTATTCCAGATTGATTTCTATCATCATAAAATTTTGGAGTCACTCCTGTAAGTTGTATCGCTGCATCAAATGGAATATTATCTCGATTATATCCTCGATTACCCCAGTCATACCATGTCTTGTTGAATCTTATTACATCATCTGTCAGTTTTCTCCATAAAATTGTGCACTGAGGACTTGAATACTTTTTAAAATTATAATCATTCTTTGATAAATCTTTAGACAAATTTATTATTGATGACTCGGTAAAGAAAGCACATGTATAACCCTCTAATACCTCATCAATATATGTAAAGTTTCCCCCATGTCTGAGTACAGAAAATGGGAAAGATTTTCTGCTGTTCTCTATAAATTCTTTAGTTAGTTTGAAACAAGCGTCAATCCATACAGTGTGTGAATCTTTGGGAAAATATTCGTGTGGGTGTGCCTTTACATAATATGCAAAGTCTCTTGGATCCTCTATATCTAAGTCTAATTGAATGTACTCCCATGGACCAATGCTTGTGTCGATAGTACCATCGTGAAAACAAACATATCTTACATCTTCTTCATAGAAACTATCTTCTGGGAACTCATCATATGCATTTGTGATACATGTGAATACAATGAGTTGATCATTTATAGAATCTGTATAATTACATGGAGGTTCCTTGATCTTTGGGTTGATGTATGATTCACCCCAGAGTGCAGCGTCCCCTTCAAAAGATTCCTCACTTGCATTATCGATAATGTTATTGACTTTCATATAAAAAGAGTGTTCTTTATACCTAGCATAAATTTTTGAGTGTAATCCAGTGATAGAATGAAGATTTTCTAGAAGTTTATCCAGATTAAGATATTGTTGTTTGTCTCCATGTTGAGGATGTTTTCCTTTTCTTCCAACTTTATTAATATATCCCATCTCTATTCCAGATTTATCTCTATTATCGTAGAATTCTGGATAAATTTTTGTCAGTTGCATTGCTGCATCAAAAGGAATATTGCCACGATTATACCCACGACTACCCCATTTATACCATTCCTCATTAAATTTTATCACATCATCCGTTAATTTTCTCCACAGGATCGAGCACTGAGGACTTGAATATGTCTTAAAGTTATAATTACTTTTTTTCAAATCATTTGACAAATTAATTATATCCGATTCCTTAAAGTAAGCACATGTAAATCCCTCCAGAACTTCATCTAAGAAAGTGAATTCACCCCCATGTCTAAGCACGGAGAATGGAAAAGATTTTTTACTGTTGTCTATGAACTGTTTTGTTTGTTTGAATGAAGCGTTTATCCAAACTGTATGAGAATTTTTTGGAAAAAACTCATGTGGATGTGTCTTTACATAGAATGCTTGATCTCTTGGATCCTCTATGTCTATATTCAATTCAACATATTCCCATGGTCCAACTGTAGTATCAATACTTCCATCATGAAAACAAACATATTTTACCGTATCATCATAGTAACTGTCAGGAAATTCATCGTATGCATTTGTGATACATGTGAATACAATAAGTTGATCGTTTACATCAATTGAATCTGTGTAATTAAATGGTGCTTCTTTTTCTATATCCAAATCTAAAATTCTTGCCACTCTTTTTTTGAAACCATCCTCATGTATATGATGGGGCATAGTGGTCATTGAATAAGACTCTCCATAAGTTTTCGCCCTCGTAGATTGTTTTAGGTCAACTTGCATAGGAACTCTAGGTAATTTTTTACCATAGACTTCCCACTCAGCAATAGCACTAGTAATTTGACACCCATGAAACAATTCATATTCTTCATACCAATACCAATATCTCTCATTCCATTCCTTTACCTTTGATGTATTGTGTCTCCAAATACAACAATTAATAGTATGATTAAAAAAAGATGATTTGAATCCTGTCTTAGCAAGGTCTTCACAGAATCTATATAATCTCTCCTCTGGTACAAAACCATAACGATATAATTTTAATATTTCTCCCAATAAAGATCTTTTAGTGGGATGATTCATCAGTGTTATTTCATTCTTTTCTAAAAATTCTTTTGAGTTTTTTACAAACTCTTCCGTCATAGTATAACAACCATCAATCCATATATGAGGTTCATCAAAATACAAATGAGACATACATCTCGTGTGATATGCATTTAGTACCGGATTATCATACTTACAATCTAACTTTATGAATTCCCATGGACCCTTTTGTTCTATTGGTTCATCATAAAACATTACATACTTAACATCCCCATCATAAAAATGATCGGGGATGTCATCATAAGCGTTTATGTTAGTGGTAAATATTATCAAGTGTTTAATTTTTGAAAAGATGATACGTTACCTAGACCTTGCCCTATAACTCTGTTCGTAACATCTCCGGGTTCTCTGTAGAACCAACCTGTAGCAATATATTTCGGTATGTTACCTGTCAAAAATGATCCACGATGCATATGTGTATATGTCGCAGGCCACATAACCATAGTTCCTACACTTGGTTGGAAAGAACATTTTTGATGTAAGAAATCAGTTGCACCACCATTCTCTACTGGAATGTCATTCAAATACATCATCCATGTTAATACTCTATCTCTGTATATGAAAGCACCATCTTCACAATGCCATACATGATACCCTCCCCCTGCTTGTGTCTTCTGCACTTTACAAGTCCAAGATGATACAGGGTCAGCACTATTTGTTATTCCTTGATATTCCTGTGCATAAAGTTCAAAAGCACTACCTATAATCGCATTTGTATTTGCTGCTAATGTTGAATCTGCTACTTCAAGAAACAATTGCTCATCTTTTCTTCCAAGTTGCCCATTGTGAAATTGAGTGTCACCATCATTATTTGCAGTGTAAGTGAAATTATCATGTAATATATTTTTCTTAACTTTTTGAGTATTATACATTTCAAAAGCATCAATTAATATTTGACACCATTCTTTACTTCCATAATTTTCTATAACTCCAATACCATCATTGAAAACCATGCTATGCTGCTTCTCAGTATTGATAAGTGGAGGAAATGGTGTATTTTGTGGTTGTTCTGTCATGATTGTTGTGTGTAGGCAGACGGTGGAATACGTCCGACGTATTCATCTAATTCCATAATCTGATCAAGTAAAATATCTTGACCATTTTGTTTCCAGTACTCTTCAAGTCCCTGTTTACTATCCTTGTGGAATATATCTATATGTTCCTCGTGAATAGCAGAACCCATATCAAGTCTGTAATTGAGAATAGGTAAAGCGTAACCCTTACCACTATCTAATATCAGATCTTCTGATACTGCTCGTGGTCTAATGTTTTGATCTATCTTCCATAAGTTACCACGCTGATGACATCTTAGCACTTTTGTAGCATGATGTCTAGTAATAATATAACATGCAGCAGAGAAATCATTAATGAATCTATGATGCAATTTTAATTGAATACCATTAGGATTTATAATAGTAAATTGACAAGTGTCAAAATTTATAGGTAATTTTTTTCTTACATCTCTCCATGTAAATGTCCAATTTTTTGCAGTGGATAGGTCAACATCATCTTCCATAATCATAACTTCATCATGATCAGTCTCTTCCACAAAATGTTTGAGTGCATTGAGATGAGTGAGAACACAACCTATCTCACCGGGATTCATATTTTCTGGAACTCTTCCTTTCAAATATGAAGATGGATCATCCTCCTTTCCATCAATACCTGATACTCTTGTGTGATTTTCTATACCCCAATACTCTAGTTGCTCTAGCATATATTTTTGCCTATCAGTATACGAATCTAAGTTCAACCAATAGACATGAGGGAGTCCTGCAAGTTTATATTTACTTTTGTTCTTGTCCAAATCGCCTCTTCATATAATGAATGTTTTTATAATAATCTTCAAGTTTTTCTTTATTATAAAATCTTAGTTTCTCCCATTCATTACGATTATCCTCTATATGAGGATTAGTAAACCAAGAGTTCTGACTTCTCTTATGTTCTAAGTGAAAAATAGTATCATTTATTCTAACAACATCAGAACACATATTGAATCTATGATATCTTTCGTCGTCCTCGTATCCATATGATATAAAATTTTCATTCTCCATTCCAAGTCTGATATATTCTTCTCGATTGAAAAACTGACAGAAACCAAACTTTGCATCATACGGTCTCAACTTACCATCAAATGCCTTGAAATTAAAATTACTATTAATGAAATTACTCACTGTATTATCGTCAGCAAATACTTGTTGTTGAAACATACCAAAACCATATGGATATACAACCTTTACTGGTTGTAGTGGACTATCTAAAGGTTCAGTTGGTGGACGATATCCCTTTGCTAAAAAAGTATAAGCATAAAAATGAGTTTGAAAAGGTAAAAGTACATCGCAATCATAATTGCATACGAATGGTGTGTCTGCCATCATGATCATGTCATTGATCAATCTAGTTCTATGAAAAACAAACTCATCACTCTTTTCAAATACATGTGTGATTTGACTCAGTTCTTCTTCTGTAGCGACCTGTGATATTTGTGGTAGAACACTCGCCTCATATATTGATTCTGAATCAAACTCCTTGACTATAATGGGTGCCTTTATATTTTTTATGAAATACAACAATACTGTTATTATATTTCTCAATCTGTCTGGTGTTTCAACTCTCAGTGGAATCATATATGTGCAATCAGGAAGTTCCATTTTGCTTAAATCATCAACAATTTCAAGATCTTTTCCTAGTTGAGGTGATTCTGATTCTCTAAGTTTTTCTTGTGTAGTTTTTGTCTTCATAATAATTCCCAATTATCACAGTATAGGTCAGATGTATTGTGGTTCTTAGTATAACCAGTACCAAACCACTTCTTAGGTGCAATGATTCTCTTATCAGGATTACGTGATAGAAAAGAACCCCACCAAGAGAATGATGAATTAGCAATAATAAAATCAGAACACATAGTCATCATACACAAGTCTGCAAGATTGTCACCACCTTCTGATATAAGGAACCTGTCGTCAGGGAACTGAGTGCTACACCATTCAGGATCATCAGAAAAAACAACCACTGTACGATTGTTATCAAACTTCGACAATGCAGTATCATAATATTCTTTGGGGCAGGGTGGATGATTGTCACTGTTTTGTATATAGTCACCTCTGCGAACATGCAATGCAATAGGATCTTGCAGTGTGCTCATCATCTCCTTACATGGTAAGTGTATATCATTCTTGAACTCAAAATCTTCTCTTATATCCTCTTCGATATGTTCAAACCATTTTGTACTCTGTAGATATCCGTATACATTGTGACCATCAGGCATATTATCAAATAAGTTTTGATCAAAATGAAAGTGTGCTTCCTGCACATATGGTCCGGGAATCTCTTCTATGTTTGTAAGACCGATGAGTTTGAATGCTTCAAATAATTGATGATCATTCCACTCGTCATTGAAGTCACTAGGAGGAATAGCAAAGTCATATCCTTTATGTGCTGCGATGCCTCGTAGTCCTGCATACTGGAACATTTGATTGCCCAGTCTGCCGTGTCTTCCTAAATGATTGAATCCTATAGTCATGATGAATGTTTCTGTTTCAAATATTCAATCTCCTCTGGTAGGAGGTGTTCATAAGTTCTCTGTGTCTGAGACTTATGCTCTCTGTTTGAGATGTGATAATCTTTTAGTATCACTGGTTCTCCATGATATTTATAGAGTCTATAATACATATCACAATCCATCAACATGGTCAAATTTTCATCAAAATACATGTCAATCCCTCGCTTCAATGCAAGGATAGATGGTGAACTCAGAGTATTCACACCCTCCAATAGTCTATCATTATAACATGGAATCTTTGGATTGTAATGTGTCTGACCATCATCAACTGTGTGAGCATATCCTGTGACTGCCCACTTGACCTCATCAGAAAATGCTTTATCTAATTCTGATACAAGATTACATGTCAAGATAAAATCATCAGAAAACAATACCTTTAGAATATCTCCATCAGCATGCTGTAATGCATGGTTAGTATTAGCAGAAATGTTGCCATACTTTTTTGTATTCTTAATGTAATTGATCTCAAATAGATCTGCATACTCTTTGCATGCATCTAAAACTTTATTAGACTCGCTATGATCTGAGATCCAAACATTGAAATCTTTATTTGTTTGTTGTGAGAGAGCATGGAAAATATCAAACAAATAATTTTGACATCTTGCATTACCATCATGAGTTGGAATACAAAAACTAACTCTCATATACTATAGCGTTTTCCTCAAGATCAGTGATAATAGTTTTAGTTAATCGAGGAACAACATCATTTTTACCGTAAAATTGCTTGGCAATTTCATAGTTCTTTTCAATCACTTCCCTTTTACTATGATAAAAGTCTTCATCTAATTTGTCAAATATTTTCTTGAGTTCGCTGACATGATTGAATGTAATTATACCATCTATATCAAACCAATTACCAATGTTAGGACAACCCCAATAGATTGGTATAGTTCTACTAGCAAAACAATCTATGATCTTCTCTGTAAAATAATTTTTCTGTGCTGAATTCTCTACTGCTATATGATACAATGCATTCTCGAAGAAATCATTTCTTCTTTGATGAAAGGGTGGCGACTTATGTGCATATACTTCCATACCATTTACATCATCTATGTCCTCCAAGATATCATATATGAGATTTCTGGTCTTATGACCAGAGGTTTGCAGTTTAGAACTCGTAACAAATGTGATGTGTGGTTTCTTATCAATGTTTAGTTCTTCAAAATCTAACCATGAAGAACCCCACTCGAACAATTTCGCAGTGGGATACTTATCTAATATAGATTGTGTAAATGTATAGATTCGATTGAAATTATGTGCATTTCTAAGTGCACCCTCATTTATTGATGGTGCTACTGCATATGGTTCTGCTAAAAATAATATTCTATAATCTGCTTCTTTATCAAATGTCAGATTATCTATTGATATGCTTACTTTTCTATTACCAACATCTAATCCTTCTTCACCCCATGGATTCCACCATAGTTGATTAATTGTTGCTTTCATCGTATCTCTTGAAAATGATAATGGAAACCAAAGGTCTCTTGTTCACTGTCAGGTAGAGTTTCTTCTCTAGAGAATTTACTCGCCACCGCGACGGGAGCATACACACATCCCTGTCCCTCAAAGATGTGTCGATTGTGGCAGCATATGTTCCCGTCCTCATTATATAGTCCGGCGTTCATGTGTTTGTAAAAATCTCCTTCGTTTACTTCCCAAGGGACGGTGACTTTACTGGGGACGTCGAGTAAACGCTTGGAGCGTAAGGAAAATCCTCCATTCCCGACTCGATGATTCTTTCCCCACGGGTCGAGGTAGGCATTTGGGTCATCTCTCCACGGGGCACCGATATAATCGTAATCAAGAAATTTAGGATCCCAAAGATGAGGACGAATAACGTAGCCGTCCGGATGTATGAGAAGGCAATGCGAGGTCCTGACGTGATTAGTAAGATTATAGATACAATAAAAATTAAAGTCATTGATACTTTGAATTGGATAAACTTCCTCATAATCTACATTGGGATTCAAACCTT